CTTTTATCAAGGATACTTTCGATGAAGATCTTCATCAGTATCTGCTAATACATATTGCGCTTAACATCAACAAGCTCACATTCTGATTCGTCTGCCCCCTGGGAATTTCCCAGGGGGGCATTATTTTGCAAAATTTATCCAACCTTATAAGAAACGCAGTTTGCTCATGGCTCTTTAGTAGTGAGGGGCTTACCCCCAGCCGTTGCACCTTGAAAAGTTCACAGCATCCAACCAGTACATCCCTTTGTTGAGGAGCGGCTATCCTTCTGACGGCCTATCAGAACCATGAGCACTAATGTATGGGCGGCACCTATGCAACGCGACGATCCACAAAGGTACAATGGTACTTCCGTAATACGCGGCCCGGCTATAGTGAAGGCGGGGAGATGAAACTTCTATGGACCTGTTCGCCACAGGCACTGGATGGATGAGAGAGAATAATAGAGATAGAACCGAATAGTCAGGGGAAAAACTGGCTATAATTTCCAAACTATAGGAAGGAGGTACCTATGAACACTTACCCTGTCAAGGATATTGAGCAAATGAAAAATGTCGATATCAGAAGTGTTGATAAGGATACTTTGATTGATTTGGATACGGTTCAAATCGATTCTTCACAGCCAGTACAGGAAAGGGTCCAGAGTTTTTTACAGCAAATTCAGAACCCATATTGTTTTCGCATTGGCGATGTTGCTGTAAAAGTAAATTACAAGCACGATGGCCCATCATTTCAACAAAATTTCGAAGATGTTTTACGCACATTGCAGGAGTAAATTATGGAATTCACAGAAAGCAGTAGCTTTTTTCGAATATATGTGCTATACTGCTTTTGGACTAAATAATCATGCTCGCCTTCGAAATGAGTTGCGGTTTGTGCCGACAATCCATCAGAAGGAGTGAGCTTATGGAAAATGCGAAAATTTCTCAATATCATGCTGCTGCATATGTGCGATTATCGAAGGAAGATTTCGACAGTGTCAGTGGTGTGCGTTCTGAGAGTAACAGTATTTCCAATCAAAAACAGCTGATTCTGGACTTCGTTAAGGACAAAGCTGATATACAGATCGTGTCTATTAGAGAAGACGATGGATATACAGGGACAGACTATGACCGTCCCGACTTTCAGCGCATGATGGATGACATCCGCGCTGGAGTCGTGAATTGCGTCATTGTAAAAGATCTGTCCCGTTTCGGCAGAGAGTACATCAATGCCGGAAAGTATATCGATCGTCTTTTTCCGTATTATGGGGTCCGATTGATTGCCATCAATGATGGAATCGATACAATTACCAGAAGCAGTTCGGATGACTTCAACATCATGTTGAAAAACCTGATGAACGACAACTACTGCCGTGATATATCCATTAAGATCCGCAGTCAGCTGCAGGTGAAGCGAAAGAACGGTGAGTTCGTTGGAGCCTTTGCTCCATATGGTTACGAAAAAGATGAGAAGGATAAAAATAAGCTTGTGATAGATACCTATGCTGCAGAAGTAGTGCGTGATATTTTCTGTTGGAAATTAAAGGGCATCAATCATGACAACATCGCCCGAAAATTAAATGAGCAAGGTATCCTTTCTCCAATGGAATATAAACGAAGCAAAGGCCTATCCTTTATGACCTCCTTCAAATCCAATCGTAAAGCCTTATGGACGGCTGTTGCGGTTCGGCGGATATTGATCAATCCAGTCTATGTAGGTACTTTGGTTCAAGGTGTGCGTTCACGACCCAACTACAAAATAAAGACGAAGGTCATCAATCCTGAAGATAAATGGGTCATATATGAAAACGCACATGAGCCAATCATCCAGCCCCGTATTTTTCTGCTGGTGCAGCGAATTCTTCAGCTGGATACAAGAACATCCCCTAATGAGGAATCTGTGTTTCCTTTAGCAGGCCTCATTTTTTGTAGCGACTGCCATAGCCCTATGGTCAGGAAGACGCAAACATCCAGTGGAAGAAAATTCTATTACTATGTTTGCAGCAACCATAAGAAAACCGGCTCGTGCTCCAATCACCGTATTTCTCAGATCAAACTGGAGGATACCGTTCTAAAGCTCCTTCAAGAACATATTCGTATGCTTATTGAGTTGGAGTCCTGTCTCCAGTCGATAAAAAATGCGCCCTTGAATCGATACAGTATTCGGAAAGCACAGGAGCGGATGCTTGCAGTCGATGCGGAAATCGATAGATTCCGCAGACTTAAAATAGCAGCATACGAAGATTGGAAGGAAGGTATACTCACGCAAAGTGATTATACTGATATCACAACACAGTATGAGATGCGAATTTCCGATGCCTATCTGGTCCAGGAACAGATTCGCAGAGAAATGGATCTGTATATTCAAAATGGAAGTACACCACACAAATGGATTCAGGATTTTATCGAGCACCGAAATATACGCAGTCTGACACGCAGTGTAGCAGTTGAATGTATTGAGAATATCATCGTTTACGAAGACAAACGAATCGAATTGACTTTTACACACATGCAAGATTATCAGATGCTTATTTCTCAGATGCAGGAGTACGACCATGCACAGAAAGGGGTAGGCTAAATGGCAAGAAAAAGCAGAAAGAACACTGTAGCGATGCCCAAAGCAGTTGCCACTTCGGAAAAAGTATATCAAACAGCTTTGTATGCTCGAATTTCTGTTGAAACAGAGAGAAAGCGTGAAGCTGATTCAATTGGCAACCAATTGCAATTGTTAAAAGATTATGTGTCAGAGCAGCATGATCTGTCTATATTCGATATTTATTGCGATGACGATATATCCGGTGTAGATTTTGTCAGACCGGAATTTTCCCGGATGATGAATGATCTTCGTGATGGTAAAATCAATTGCATCATAGTAAAAGACCTGTCCCGGTTAGGGCGTAATTTTCTGGAATCCGGCGAATATATCGAACTGGTATTTCCCTTCTTTCAATGCCGATTCATTGCCGTCACCGATAAATTTGATACCAAGTATCAGCAACCAGATTTCTCCATTCAAATAAAAAACCTGGCAAACGAACTTTACGCCAAAGATATATCCAAAAAGATTTGCTCCGCAAAACGTACTGTTCAGGAGCAGGGGAAATTCACATCAGGACGGGCACCTTACGGTTACCTGCTTGATCCAGAAGAGAAAGGCCACTTTATTGTCGATGATGAAACTGCCCCCGTTGTCAGGCAACTATTTGAAATGGTTGCAGATGGATATACCCTTCATGGAGTGGCAGTAACCATGAACGAAAAAGATATTCCATCACCTGGTCGAATCCTGTATGACCGCGGTATTGCAACAACAGACAAATTTAAGAACTCAAAATGGTATATGCCAACGATACGTCGTATACTCTCCGACGAAACCTATCTGGGATGGATGGTGTCTGGCAAGCATAGATCCACTTACTTGTCAACGGGGAAAAAAGGCACTCAGCAAGTTCCGCGTGATGAATGGATAATCGTAAAAGGGACACATGAACCGATCGTCTCAGAGGAGTTATTTAACAAAGTGCAGACTTACTTTGTTAAAACCAAAGAAGAATACGGAAAAGTTGCACGATACAATTCAAAAAACAAACGCGGTAATATTTTTAAGAGCCATCTGCGTTGTGGCGAATGTGGCAAAGCCATGTTTCTGCACTACAAAAGGAATGGGAACGGCAGCAAAGAGGGTTGGTATTACTGTGCCATGCATGAGCATTACAATTCTACCTACTGCACAAAAAAGTCTGTAAAGAAGGAAGACTTAGAAAATGCTGTCTTAAAGCTGATCCAAATACAGATGAAGCTGTACACCGATGCCCGTGAACTGTGTCTGGCTCTGAGTAAGAGCGAAAATTCCAAAACCAAATATAAAATTTTCTGCAATCAAATTCGTAGCACAAAAAAGCAAATCGATAAGTTTATGGATTTGAAGACTGCATTATACGAAGACTTTCGAAATGGAACCATCAGCCAAAGTGATTATCTAAGTATGGGACAAGAGTATGCCAGAAGAGCAGATGAGCTTCGTATTTTTCTGGCAGAACTTGAGCAGGAATCTAAAAAATATAGTCCGACATATTCCATTACGGGAGCATGGCCACAGTTGGTTGCACAATATCAGGATGCAGATACGCTGTCTGAAGACATGATAGATGCGTTCATTCAGGAAATTACACTCTATAACAATGGTCATATGGATGTGCAATTCAATTTTAGAGATGAGTTGACCGAGGTAATGTATCTTGCCGCAATTCGAAAGAAGGAGGCTGAATACAATGCTGTCTGAAAAGAATCTGGCATTTTATATTCGTCTTTCCTCCGAGGATAACGATTTGAAAAGTTCTGATAAAACAGAGAGCAACAGTATAACCAATCAAAGGAAACTGCTTGCTGATTATTACCATACGCATCCAGAACTTCACATGTACAACGTTGTTGAATTCTGTGACGACGGTTTTTCCGGCACAAATTTTGAACGCCCTAGATTCATGGCCATGATGCAGCTTGTCCAGCAGAAAGCGATCAGTGCGATCATCGTGAAAGATCTATCCCGATTCGGTCGTGATTTTTTAGAGGTTGGTGCTTACCTTGAGTTGATACTTCCCCTGTTTGGTACGCGATTCATTTCTGTAAACGACAACTTCGATAGCGATAACTTCATTGGTACTACTGGCGGTGTGGAGATGGCCTTGCGAAATCTCATCAACAGCATGTACAGCAAGGATTTATCCGTAAAGATCAGGAGTGCCAATCGTACCCGGAACCACCGTGGAGAGTACTGGGGTGGTGCAGCATTTTATGGTTATTCCGTAAATCCGAAAGATAAGCACAAACTGATTATCGACACAAAAGTATCGGATATCGTTGTTCGTATTTTTCATGAATGTATCGCAGGCAATACTGCAACCCAAATCGCAAAGCGACTCAATGATGAAGGTATTTTATCTCCGGCGAAGTATAAACATATCAGAGGTGCCCTGTACAACGGACGCATCGTAGACAGCGATTCAATTTGGACTGCAAGCACTGTGCTTAGAATATTGAAGGACGAGCGTTACACCGGAAAAATGATTACCAACAAAAGAGAGTCTGTTGGAATCAATACAAAAAGAATGCGTCCTCTTCCTAAGGAAGAGTGGATCGTAGTTGAGGGAACCCATGAAGCCATCATTCCACAGTCTGTTTTTGATGAAGCATCTGCTGCCAGAACAGGCAGAATCAAAACTGTCAACGAGAATACGGGCGGCTACCGTGCAAACAACTTATTTGTATGTGGCCACTGTGGCCGAAAGCTCCAGAAAACGTCTGGTTCCGTCACACACCTCTTTTGCTTGAAAGCTGGTCTCCATACCGACAGCCCTTGTAAAGCCGTACATGAGCCCATCGCAATTCTGCAAGAGCATGTTCTCAGGGTAATCAATTCACTGGCCGCTATTCTTATAGATCGCATTGGAGAATTTGAAAAAGAGGCGGATCGAGAAATTTCTATCATAGAATCAAAAATCACAGAAGCAAGTACCTCTCTGAACAGATTACAAGGGGGCAAGCTTGAGTTATATGAGGACTACCGCATGGGTAGAATCACCCGTGATCGGTTTCTTACGATCCAGAATAAACGCCAACGTGAAAGTGATCGGCTGAATGCAAAGTTAAAGAAATACGAAGATCAATTGAAGATTCTCAAACTGAAATCTGATAGAATGAAGCAGATGATCAATCACTCCAAGGAGCTTGTAATGCTTACAGAGTATCGACCGGACGTGATCCGTGGCGTGGTTCAGAAGATAAAAGTATATGGTGAAGGGCGTATCGAAATTGACTTGATTTCCAACGATGATTTCATTATGAATGCCCTTGCTTATGCAAAACAGTTGGTGGGATGAGTCGCTGTTCCTTCAGGTCTGTGCGGTGCATCCCGTATGACAGCTTCCTCAAATTTCATGGAGGATATATTTCCTGTAAATTATCATGTATGCAAATAGCTGCGTCCAAGTTGGCGCAGCTATTCGTCATCTGTCATCTCTGTTGCATGTACCTACATACTGCCAAGCAGCTCAAACTCCTTGTTGAGCAATTTCTGCGTATTCGGATCAGAAGCACACACGTGTTGATTGCACTGTGCGTCAAATCAAGTAAAAACGACATTCTCTCAAATAAAACAAAATATTTCGACAGAAATAAATGGGTCCTTCCTTGACAGCACCAGAGGGCTTCATCCTTGGCGTCGGTGCGAAGATGTTTACCATTGCAGGGCCGGTGATTGTGTATGGTATATCGGCAAGTATTGTATATGGTTTTATTTATTGGGCCATGACTGTATTGCAGTAAAAAGGACGGCTTCCGCCGTCCTTTTTTCATACTTTCTTCAGCTTCTGAGCCAGACGCATGGTCACCTCGGCGCAGCGGTGTGCCGCAATCCGCTCAAAGGTGGGGTAGTCCATCTCAGCGGAATCATCCGCCTTGTCAGAGATGGCCCGGAGGATCACAAAGGGAACACCATTGCGGTATGCCGTCTGGGCAATGGCTGCGCCCTCCATTTCAGTGCACAGACCACCGGTAACGGAAATGATCCGCTCCTTCACTTCCTTGACCGCCACAAACTGATCACCGCTGGCTACACGGCCAATCTTGGTATGGCCGGGATTCACGGATTCCGCCGCGTCAAAGGCATAGTCCATCAGGGTCTTATCCGCCGGGAACGCAGTGACATCCATACCGGGAACCTTACCCATGGGATAGCCGAAATGAACCGCATCCATATCGTGATACATGGCATCACGGCTCACCACCAGATCACCGATGTCCAGATCGGCACAGAGTGATCCGGCAATTCCGGTATTGACGATATGGGTTACATTATATAGATCACACAGCATCTGGGTACACATGGCAGCATTGACCTTGCCCACGCCGCACTGGACCACTGCCACAGGAAGTCCCTTCAGGGTACCCGCATAAAAGGTGGTTCCAGCCTTTTCCCTGGTCGTTTTGTTCTCCAT